TGAACGAATCCGAACGACTTTTGGAGCATTGTATGCAACTTCGACAGCAGGTGGCGGATTTGCGTGCATTGCTTGCCGAGGCTCTATCCCAGCGCGATGAGGCGAAGTCCAAGATTGAGCGCATCATGTCCGGACTGGAGGGCTGCTGCATGACTTGCGAGCCTGTCGGCGTTCGCAATCAGCAGATGCAGCGGGACATTAAGACGCTGCAAGACCAGCGCGACGAGGCGAGGCGGGAGGTGACGTAATTGATGGGTGGTAGTGCAGAGCAACATTGGTACGCAAATCGTCGCGGTTGGGACTGCTTCAAGCAGCAATCAAAATGACAGACGCACAATCAACAGACGAAACCATGCAACTTCGACAACAGGTGATGGAATTGCGTGCAGAGCGCGATGCGCTGCGACGAACACTGTGCAGGATGTTCATTGATCCAAACGCGTTTGCTGAAGCAAAGGGTTGGGATTGTTTTTTGGAGGAGCCATGCCATACGCAGAAGAGCTGATTGAACGCTTGTTGAACCATTGGCGAGAAACTGGTTCAACCATTGCAGTCGAAGCTGCAGCAGAAATTGGCGTGCTGAAGGAAATGGTTGCAGTCGCCAATGATCGTGCAGTCAAGCATGATGCTGAAGTTGCACGACTTAACCGCCAGGCAGCAGCATTGCGCATCGAAGCAGCAGACCGCAAGGAGGCGTTCAACAAGTTGGTGCATCAGATCCAGGAGCTTGAGGCGCGCGAGCAATGATTGTTGAATTGCCAGAGGATCAGGTGCCACGCCTGCGACAGATGGGATTGGAGCGGCATCGCGCAGCTCGCCGGCGGGGTGCGAAAGATCTGTGTCCAAAGGCATCGAACGACCGGCTGTTTATGGACATCAACGGCATTGGCGGTGAGGCTGCCGTCGCCCAGGCGCTTGGTTTGCCGCTTCAGTCACTGCACTTTGAACACGGCGCAGCAGACCTCACGCTGCATGGGATTGCAATCGATGTGAAGACAACGCATCACGAAGACGGAGTGTTGTTAGTCCAGGACACTGGATCGTCAAAGGCGCATGTTTACGTCTTGGTCGTTGGTGAGATGCCGCGCTATCGCATCGCAGGTTGGGCGACGAGTGTGGATGTGTTTCAGGAAGACAACCGCAGCGACAAGTTCTTCAAAGCTCACGCGCTGCCACAACGAATCCTGCGGCCTTGGTCAGTTCTGCGCCAGGCCATTGAAATTGTGGCGGGGAAATACCCCATCGAAGTACAATGAGCGCAGGAGGTCACATGGAGCGAAAGATTCTTCTTGCCACCGGGTTTGAGAAAGCGTTCCTGGGTATCGCAACGGACTTCGCCGGCCACGACCGAGCGGTGTATGACTACGACAAGTGCGTTGAGATCCTGATGAAGCAGGGCATGGATACCGACATCGCAATGAACCACATGGACTACGAGGTCATCGGGGGATGGATCGGAGATGGCGTGCCGATCTTCATGCAGCGGATGCGTTACCGTTCCCTGATTGCATCGACCGAATAATTCCCGGCAGCCAGTGACTCCCCGGCATTGGCCTTGTGGCTAATTGCTGTGCTGGCTAGCCGGGATATTTGTTGAAGTTTGGTCAACAGGTTGCCGATTGATGACTCATGGTCAACACCATCATCATCGTTGCTGCCTTGGCAATTACCCGCCCGCACCACGTCAAGCCTGACGCACTAGAACGCGCTGTGTTGGATTCTGTTCGACAGGTGGAGTCTGGAGGCCATCCTGACCCTGAACGCGCTGTAGGCGATTGTGGCAGGGCTATTGGCCCGTATCAGATTCATCGCGAGTATTGGGCAGATGCGGTCGTATACGATCCGAATTTGGGCGGCAGGTACGAGGACTGCCGCAACGCTGCCTACGCAGAGCGCGTCATTTTGGCCTATTGGCACCGCTATGCACCGCCAGCGCCGACCGCCGAGCAGCTCGCCCGCATTCACAATGGCGGCCCCAAGGGTTGGAAATTAAAGGCAACGATCAAATACTGGTTGCGCGTCCAAGCCAACCTACGCTAAACTCCACACTCAAGTCCCCCGGAAGCGCGCCCTCGTTGACGAAAGTCCGGGGGCGCGTTGTTTTTTGGTCATCACCGCCTCCACAATGCGCGACACATGACAGCCATCTTCATCGCGGTCAACGAACGCGGCTACCGTGTTGGCGAATCGCATCACAACTCACGCATACCTGATGCAATCGTGCAGCAGATCCGAGAGTTGCACGAAGAGCATCACGTTGGCTACCGTCGCCTTGCCAAGCAATTCAACCTCAAGCGCGCTTTCGTGCAGAAGGTTTGCAAATATGCCATCCGATCCCAAATCCCTGCCCGATGGGTCGAAGTCAAGCGCCCGTAAACCCGGTCGCCCACCTACACCAGTACCGCAGCAGCTCGCCGAAGAAGCCATCGCCTGGCTTGAGCAGGGTAAGACCTTGGCTGAATGGTGTCGCTTGCCTGGAAAGGTTGAGCGAAGCACCGTGCATCGGTGGATGGATAAGGATGAGCAGTTCGCGCAACGCCTCGCGCGCGCGCGTGACAAGGGAATGGAGGTGATGCTCGAGCAGTGCGGGCAACTCGCCGACATTCAGCCAGTTGACAACGTTGAAGTGCAATGGCGCAAGCTTCAGATTGAAACCAGGCTGAAGCTGCTAGCCATTTACAACCCGAAGAAGTACGGCCCGAAGGCCCAGGTCGATCACGGCGGGGGCATCAGCATCAACGTGACCACGGGCGTTCCGCAGCAGTGAGTGTGCAGCAGATCAACTTGGGGTACGCGCCGCGCGACTGGCAGCGGCAGTGTCACCTCCAACGCAAGCGGTTCACCGTGTTGACCCTGCATCGCCGAGCCGGCAAGACGGAACTTGCCATCATGGAACTGATCGACAAGGCGTTGCAGTGCAAGAAAGACTTGGGGTTGTTTTTCTACATCGCGCCGTTCTTGAAGCAGGCCAAGGCCATTGCGTGGGCTAGGTTGAAGCAGAAGACCATGCCGCTGCTGATCGTCGGCGCAATCGATGTGAACGAAGCTGACCTGTCAATCACGTTCAAGCACAACGGCGCGGTCATTCGCATCTTCGGCGGCGACAACCCCGACGCCATGCGCGGCGTGCGCCTGGACGGATGCGTCATCGACGAGGTCGCGCAGATCAAGCCCGAGGTTTGGAACGACATCATTCAGCCGGCGCTTTCCGACCGCCAGGGCTGGGCCATGTTCATTGGCACGCCGTCTGGAATCAACCTGTTCAGCGAGATTTACTACCGCGCGCAGACGCTGCCCGACTGGCACGCCGCGTTGTACACGGTCTACGACACGCACGCGCTAGAAGCCGACGAGGTCGAGCGCCTGAAGCGCGATATGCCAGAGACTGCGTTCATGCGTGAGTACATGTGCGATTTCAGCGCGGCCGGCGACGATCAGTTGATCAGCCTGTCCGACGCAGACGCCGCATCGCGCCGCGTGTACACCGAGAAGGAAACGCTAGACATGCCGCGCGTACTTGGCGTCGATCCGGCCAGGTTTGGCGATGACCGCAGCGTGATCGTGAAGCGCCAGGGCTTGCAAGCGTTTGAGCCGCTGGTGTATCGCGGCATCGACAACATGGCTTTGGCCGCGCGCGTGGCCGCCGTCATCGAAGATTGGGATCCTGATGCCGTGTTCATCGACGCTGGCGCTGGCAGCGGCGTGATCGACCGCCTGCGCCAGTTGGATTACGACGTGATCGAAGTGCCATTCGGCGGCAAGGCCATCGCCGAACGCAACTTCGTGAACCGCCGAACGGAAATGTGGTGGGCTATGCGCGAGTGGATTACTTCGGGTGGCGCGATCCCCCGCGACCCAGGCTTGCGGCAAGAGCTGTCAACTCCCGTGTATTGGTACGACGCCAATGGCCGGCGCGTGCTTGAGTCCAAGGACGAGATCAAGAAGCGACTTCAGGGCGGCGCATCGCCCGACATCGCCGACGCGCTGTGCCTGACGTTTGCGTACCCAGTCAAGCAGCGCCTGCCTCTTGAGATCCGCGAGCGTGTCAAGCCTGGACACGCGCGCGACCATGACCCGTATTCATCGATGTGAGGTATCCGTAATTGATGTCAACAGGAATAGAGTTCGCGCATGGTTCGTGATGCAACC